GCAGTGATTGTTCCTGATGCACCGAGAGCCACAGTCACGCCGTTATAGGTCACTGAATTGTTTGTCAGGGCACTATTTGGAATGTTTGTGAATGTATTGGCAGAACCCGACATTGACTTATTAGTAAGGGTTTCTACCCCTCCCAAAGTCGCTAAAGTGCCAGTTGTAGGCACTGTGACGTTAGTTGCACCAGTTGCTGTTAGGGTTAATGCGTATGCCCCTGAAGTTGCAAAGTTTCCAGCAACAGTAATTGTGTTTGTGCCGTTGTTAACTCCAGTACCGCCAGTCGCTGGGTTTACGATGCCACCCAAAACAATACCGCCTGCTGTAGGCGTATTAGGTGTCAATCCAGTAGTGCCTGCACTAAATGTCACAACACCTGTACCAGCAGATACGGTATTCCATCCTAGATTGGTATAAACCTCTAGGGCCCCAGTATCAGTGTTGTATCGGAAAGCACCATATGATGGTGTGCCACGCTGTGCAGTTGTACCAATAGGCAACTGAACAAAGTTTGTACCGGGCAATGTTGGGTTTGGAGCAATGCTGACAACTGGAGTAGTTGTACTGTTAGCGACTGCAATTTGATTGACTGTTCCCTGTACGCTGGTGACAGTACCATCTCCAGTACCTATGGTTGCCCAAGAACTGCCTTCATAAAACTCAAATCTAGCTGTATCGGTGTTATAGCGAACTACGCCATTGACAGCTAATCTTTGTAATGTAGATCCTGATGGGACTTGAACGCCGCCATTGCCGGGCAAAATTGGATTGGAAACAATGCTAATCGTAGGTGATCCACTAGCCGCATTTCCGTTGGCAATACTAATCTGATTAGTAGTTCCCTGTAATGTGAATGGGGAAAAAGTGCTTCCATTGATAGCCAAAATACCAGTGCCTGACAAGCTTGCCAAGTTCTGTAGATTAGTATTCAAGCCAATTAAAGGGTTACCAGCGATCGCATCGGCATTGGCAATAGTCATGCCTGCACCGACTGTTAAAAGTCGATTGGTGACCGTTGTAGAGCCTGTTTTGACGATTATTCCAGTGCCTGCATTATCCAATGACAGTGCGGCACCGATTAAGTTGATTTGTAGGCTATTTCCTGCCCCGTTATCGGTAACAGTTAAACCTGAACCTGTGGCAATGTAGCGTGCCTGAGTTAGACCAGCAGTAGATCCTACTGTCAAAAATGGATAGTTAAGAGCACCAGCACCAGCAATAGCACCCGTAGTAGTTTGTACCGTTACGCCATTTTGAACGATTGGAACGCCTTCAGTACCTGTTAGAGCACCAGCGACTGGTAATTGGGTTATCGTTACTTGTCCACTCATATTATTGGCTCGTCGGTGAATTAGGGCTTGGTGAAATTATGTCTGTATTGCCATCTTGCTGTGGTACCGCAGTCCCGTTTTCAGTGCTGATATAGAATTCGCTTGGATTACCGCCCGGTATGCTTGTATCGTTAGGGCCAATTACTAATCCAGCATCATCTGCCGCAACACTGAGGTCAGGTCTTGGATATTGTAAATTGATACGCTCAGTTTTACGAGCAGGTAGTCTGTAAGGGTCTTTCTGATCCGCACATCCCTGTTGACACACTTTTAGACCCGGAAAATTGGGGTCAGGCATGGCCTCAGTAATGGCCCTCTTCATCTTGCATCGATCGCAAATGAAGATTGCTATTACTGCGTTGCCAGTTGTGTTTAACCATTTAGGCATTATCTTGTGTACACAGAAATGTTAGGAGCAAAGTAAATCGGAGACTTATCACGCTCTTCGTTTTCAGCCATAGTGAAATATAGCTGGGCTTGTGTGTCCAAATACTGAATTCTAGTCAGCTCAACAGCAGGCAAAATCATGCTCATCTGATGGGCCAATAGGAATTGAATAGCCTGATTCCAACGCTGTGGGATCTCCAATTGACCATTCAAATCACCTACGTCCATGATTTGGCGTGAATACCAAATAGTCATTTGTACAAACGCATTAGATGGAGCAGGCCATAAAGTGATTTTTGCCTGTGGAATTGTGCGGTTTAACCAATATTGATAAGGCTGATTGGCATTGAAATTCTTGTTTGGCAGGTTTGTATAGTCATCACGATTAAGGCGAGACATGGTCACTTCGGTTGAATTATCGCCAAAGTAGAGCTCACGCAAGGCCAAAGTTGTGCCATTAAACGCCTGCATTCTGTAGTACTGAGCAGTTGCACCCGGATCTATATCTTGCCAAATCCACTGTCCATCAGTCACAGCTACATTAGTGCCTGTATACAGGTTTACCCAATTGGTTCCATCGTAGGAGTACTGTAGGTAATAGTTCCATGTGGAAGAACCGCCACCAGCGATATATGGCATAAATCCAATGGAGCCAATGTACTGTGAGTTATTAGTACCGTAATTGACAGAAAAATATCCGTTTGGGGATGTTTGTTGGCAATAGGTTTGAGTATTGTTGTCATAGATGTTTGACACCGTTCCCCCTGCACTGGATGAATACGCTCCTGAAGGGCGTGTCATCGTGCGATAAAGGGCGTTCAATACGTCAACGCCACCTACTGGTAGTAAATACTCATATTGGTCAGGAATCAGGCCATAGACCTGTTTATTGATTGCCCAATAGTTAATACCTTGGTTAATTAGGTTGCTTAAAACAAAAAACAAAGCTTGCTTGGAGCCCTGCACTTGTTCAACAGTGAGCTCTTCCGCAAGCTTGCCAGCTAAACGGGCACCTTGATCAATAAAATTCTGTACTGTAACTACAGTCTGTCCTACCGTTCCGCTGTAAGCCATTGGTTACCTCACCAGCAATTTTTGTGTTTAGAGTTTTTGCTTTCAGCAGTATTTACCTTGCAATGGTCTAAGCTAATTTTTCCACCTTGTTTCAAACCTTTAATGTTTCCACGACGCACTTTTCCAATACCGGGAAAATCAACCATTTCATTTGGATCAGGTTCATAAGAAGGCATAGGTACTGGCTTCATAATTGTGCCTTTAGGAGCACCAATTGCTTTATTTAATGCTTCATTAGGCTGTGGAGATACATCACGATAGAAACCGGAATCTAAATCTTTACCTGATTTTCTTAAATCTTGAATTTTTTTTAATAAATCATCACCGTTTGTTGGCATTATTTTCTCCTTACCAGCCGGGGCATTTCCAGCGTTTTAATGAGGCTTTCGCCCTTGGTGCATCACCACTTGCATGTTTTACTACTCCACTCATTCTTGCACAAAATGAGTCTTTTCTCGACCCCCCTTCGGGTTGTGGAGCTTTGAGATGACTGCCAGTTTTAGCATTGTAAGCTTTACGACCAGCTTCGGTCATACCAGCACCTTCTTTGGTGCTAAGGTAATGACGTTTTTTGCCTTTAGTGGTTTTGCTTATAGGGCTTACCATACACAGCCGCCTACTTTTTTCTTAGCTGTTTTAGCAGATTGGACAAAAGCGTCTTTAGTTGGAGCACCCTTTGAACCGGGTTTACGCATATGCTCAACAGGTAATCCTTTAGCTTTTTCACGTTTAATCCTTTCTTGTTTTCGGTGGATGTTTTCATACAAACCGCCACTTTTAAACTTCTTTTCTTCATCTGCTTGTGCAAATTCTTTACCAACTTTTTGAGGTACGCCACCATATCCACCCTTGGTGTGAGCGGCGGCTTCCATCAAATTATGTTGAGCTTTGGATTTGCTTGGCATGATTAAGTGCCTACGCCAGTTGTATTGTTGTTGTTCTGAATCAATTTACCAATAATAATTGCTCCGGACAAAATAGCTGTTGAGCTAGTTGTAGCAATTTGCCATTGAATATCTGATTTTTGTGGGTAAGGAAATGGTGCAGATGATCTATCGATTATATAAACAGAGCTAAAACCTTGTGTCAATACATTGTATTGCACGCCATTTACAGTTTGCTGTACGTTGTAATACATGCCATTACCACTACCCAATGTATTGTCTGAATTAACTTCTACTTCATTTAAATAGAATGTGTATCCAGCAGGAACAGAATAAATACTTGCTTGATTTTTACCAACTTTAGGGTTGATTTGGGCAACAATATTTGTACCTTGTTTAAACGTAATTGTTCCTACATTGGTAACTTGGCTTGTACCAGCAGATACCATAAATACACTATTAACTCTGTAGTAACTATTTACAGAAGTTACAGCGGCTGTTCCATTCAAGAACAATGTTTCTGAAAGAGGGTTATAGCTTGCATCTAAACCACTAATCAAAATAGATGCTGAAGTATTGTCAGATGCTGATGAACTTACAACTGTCAAAGTTGCCGCAGATGTCGGAAATGTATACGCAGTTGCGTTTTCCCACATTGGAATAGGTGCAGTTGTTGGTGCAGTTGACGATGTAATGTTGCCGTTATATCCAAACACGCTAACAATACTGTGACCTAAAATTTGACCACGAGCTACTTGAAGATCAAATGGCTCATATGCACCACCACGGGTAACTGATGAAACAATTCCATTACTCATAATTTATCCTTTAAAAGTGGGGAGCCGAAGCCCCCCGACTTAATTACCTCTTCATTGAGCCGCCACGTCTTTTAGCTGGCGTAACTGTTACTGATTTCTCAGTCTTTGTCACGCTTTCAGGAGCCTTTGAACCAAACAAACCTTTAACAGCACTCACTCCACGTTTAACCATGTTTGGAATGATGTTGGCATCTGCTTCGTTCTCTTCTCTCTGACTTTTCTCCCAGTTGGCATATGCCTTGTTGTTTGCTCTTGTTTGAGCATCATCAACAACTGAGTCACCATCAGCATAACGCTTTGCCTTTCCACCATGTTTGTAACGGTTTAATGCAAACTTGGCTGTATCGTGAGCATCTTCTTTATCATCGGTGTGATAGTCGGAATCAGGAAAATGCTTTCCTTCAGGACTATAAAACCGAACACGATGCTCACCCCAATCCTTGTCTTTATAAACCTTTGCTACATGGCCTTTAGGGCCTGTGTGCGTAGAAATTAACCGGAGGTTGGGTTTTTCCTCCTTCTCCGCACGACCACCCTTAGCGAGCTTTTTTACTCCACCACCAGTCTTGAAAGTACCGGACTGAAGGCTATTAGCCACGGGACGGCTGACGAAATGACGAGGCATTTTTACTGCCTTACCATCATCGACAACATTACCGCCCGTGGCGTAGTGCTTTTTTGAAGCATGACCTCCACGCTTAAAACCACCAGCATTGGATTCTTTTACTTCTCCAGTGCGTGTGTTTTTAACGCCAGCGGTCGCTGTATCAGCCGCACGATTTTCCCAATCGCCGCCTTCTACAGCATCATGCTTAAAATGACCTTCCCTCTTGTTTTTCTCAGTAGCCGCTGGAATTGCACCACCTGTTGCTTTGTGATGCATTTTGCCGCCATGCTTGAAGCCACCAGCATTACTCATTGCTACACCACCTGTGGATTTTTGTCCACGATCAGGTTTAGCAGAATGCATCTGAGTATCTTCATAATCGTGCTCGTTGTCCTCAATAGTGCCACCAAACTTGGTTTTACCCTTGTTATATGACTCATGAGTATCAGCAGGAGTGCGATCACCAGTTGTACCACCTTTGGCATAGCTACCACCTTTGCACATCTTAGCCATATGCTTGTGCTCTTCGCACTTGCGAGCATGGTGTGCAGAGCCAGTTTCATCACACATTTTCTTGTGATGTTTAGCCATAGCTTTGTGATGCTCATGTGAACCTTCAGGATGACCTGAAATACGATGAACTTTACCACCATGGGCATAACCACCCGGACGACCTTCTTTAATCATTCCTGTGCCATGTGCACGATCTTTATGATCACCGTCATCTACTTTAGTCTTGGCAAATTTCTTAACGCCTTTTTCAATAGTTGTACGAGTTTCATCACGATCGATAGCACCGCCGGAAGCCTTGTGATGGGCTTTAGACATTGGTAATGACTCATGGTGATGGAGTTCTTTTTCAAGCTTCTCAATCATCTTATGGTCAGCAGATCCACCTTTTTTCATGCCTGTAAGTGCTTTGCGAACAGCCATTGCACGAGCATTACGTTGCATAGGATTCATTGCACCAATTGCTTTAGGGCCCATTGGAGTCATAGGAGCACGACCCGGATCCATTGCTGGATTAGCCATTGGCATACCGCCACCCATAACCTTATGAGCAACTTTGCCACCCTTTTTGTACTGATTAGGGTTCATTGCCTTCATACGCTCCATCATTGAAGGCTTTTTAGGGGCTTTGCCATGCTCTGATTCAAAAGCGTGATGCATACCACCCATAGCGTGATGCTCCATGCTCTTATGACCATGATGCTCACCACCTTCTTTGTGATGCTTGGCTTTGACCTTACCACCTTTTTTGAGTTTCAAAGATACTGAAGGCTCATCGGTGTACATCTTTACCATTGGTTTAAATTCAGACATTTTTGTCTCCTATTAAGCTTGGGTTACGCCAAGAGCACCAGTGCGTGTTGCATTAGGGCCTACAGCGATAGCTGGAACTGCAATCGACATAACTAAGCGGCTTGAACCGTTGGTTGCTGAAGATGGTTGGTAAGTACCACGAACGTCACCAGTTGTGCTTGTAGCAGGATTGGTTGTATCTGCGGCTACGAATGTTCCAGTATCAGGAGCTAATGCACCAGCCCAACCCGGATCAATGATGTATCCACCATCAATAATACGAACTGGAGAACCTAAAATGTCGGTAGTACCAACAGTTACGGCTGTTGCAGAACCTGAAATGGTAACGCTTGAGATTTGATACCAAGCTTTTTTACCAAACTTAGGTGTGCCTGCAGTAGCAACAACGATGCTTTCAGTCATTGGCTGACCATAGTAATCCCAACCGCTTACTGTGAATGTACGAGCAGTGGTTGAAGAGTTAACTTGCAATGCACGAGGTACGTCCAACTGGATAACAGTTGTGCCATCTTGACGAACGATGGACTTAGCAGATGTACCTGCTGTCAAAGTCAACGAACCTGATGCGGCTGGAGCTTGAGAAGCGGCTACGTTTGCTGTTTGCAATGTTTGTGGAATTGTGTCCCAAATATAGATACGACCTAATGGGCCAACACCTAAAGACATTGGGGATGGATCTCCTAACAATGCATTACCAGCGGCATACATAGTTACTGAACTTACTGATGTAGTAGAAGCAGATAATGTGTATGTGTTGAGTCCACTAGAATTTTGACCTAATGAAGCTGTAATGTATGTATTAGCTGTTACGCCTGAGCCAGTAATGTATTGACCGACAACCAATGGGTCGCCTGACAACAAAGCATTAACAGTCAAAGTTGTAGTTGTAATAGAACCTGTAAAAACGGAAGTAGCTGATTGTGGCCCAGTACCCATATAGGTCTGACCGCTATTTCCACCTAAGAATAAATCATCACCGAATTGTGGCATTTTGTCTTCTCCTTGAAAAGCTTGACATAAATAAATTTTAAAAAGGGTCGGTTTTTACGCCGACCCATACAACTTTAGATACCGGGTGTACCGTACGCACAACGTGGGTCAGTAAAGCCCAAATCGTAACGCTCAGTAGCCTTGTAACGCATTGTGTCAGTCTCGAAATCACCTTCCATGGTTTTCTCCAAACGACGACGCATCAGAAGCTTAAAGCCTTCAGGAGCATCGGTTTGAACCCACCAAGCAGTTGCTGATGTCAAACGTGACAATACAGCGGCACCTTCGTCAAGCAAGCCAATAGACTTGATTGGGTTGATGTCGTTGTTTGCGTTACCAGTACGCAATACAGATTTCAACAATACTTCAGCTTGGAAGATATTGCCCGGAGCCACGATCAATTGACGTGGAACCAAACGAATACGCTTACCGTTGTTGTCTACTGCTTGACGGATCTGAATCAACATCTGTTCTAAAGATGTTTGTGACAGAACAGCGGCTGTAGCTAACTGGTTGCTGAATGTACCGTTTACGATTGGGTGTGCAGTGTTAATCAAAGACACGCCATCGCCGCCCGGATAGGCAGAGTTGAAAGCTGTATTCAACACGTTAGCGGCTAACAATTCTTTGGTTTCCACCAAGGATTGTGCCAAGTGACGTGCATATACTTGACCGATACGAATATGGTCGCCGTCTTCAACCAATACCTTAGTCAAAGCGAAGGCAAGGCCATACACTTTGTATAGGTAACGCTTGAGGAACAATACGCCACCTTGCTGATAGGTAACAGGTGTACCGTCAGGCAATTGTGGAGCGGCTCCAAATCCATAAAGGACTGGTTCTTCGTGGTAGTTGCGTGGAATACCGTCTTCCTCACGGAATACTCGGCTCCATTCGTCTGCACGTTGGTCATAAACTCCATCGAAACATTCGTTGAGGATTGGTTCAACGATTGATCGGAAGTCCGTACTTCTCATCGGTGCGGCCATGATTTAGCTCCCTAGATTAAGCAAAAGCGGTGAAGGCACCGAACATTTGTGAGTTACTGTTTACGACTCGTACAATTGTGTATGAATCGCCCCATGCATTGTCGACATATGGTGCTAAGTCAACAACACGCATTTGACCTTGAGTTGCATTACCAACAGCAGTCGAAGCACCTAAAGTTGCTTGTGACAAACCTGTAGTAGATGAACCATTGGTCACATTGGTGAACAAATATTCGTTACCAATTGTGGTCTGAGCCATTGAAGCATCAGCTTGGATTTCATAAACGATGTTGTTGTCGTTGTAGAAGTAAGCTGTGCAAGTACCTGCTGTGTAAGCAGTGTTTGCAGGCCAATAGTTAGACACACGAGCACGTCCAGTAGTATCAGTCCACTGTACACCTGCGAAAGCACCTGACCATGCGGCATTGGTGCTGTTAGCAGTAACAGGAACGATAACACCAGCAGAAGCTGAATAAGCAACTGGTTGGCCCTTAAGAATTTGGGTTGCATAACCCGATGTAATGCCGCCAGCTAACGCCTGAGCACGATCCAAACCGGAGGGATGGAACGCAGGACGCAAGCCAAACGGAGCTGAAGTTGCTGACATATCAATTCTCCTAAAAGTTAGCCTGAAAATACAGGCAATTTGGTTGGTTGCTGATCAATAGAACCCATACCTTCGCCTTCAACGCTAACTAATGAACGACCGTGACTGTCACGACCTTGGAGGCTTTCCAACTGGACTTTGATCTTATCTGCTTCTTCACGAGGTTTATCGTGATGCATATGAGTCATGACCTCTTGGAAAATTTCCATTGGTAACTTGAACAGTAACATCTCGTTACATGAGATATATCCAACATGTTCACCTGACTTCACTCGGTAATCTTCATAGCCGGGTAACTCTTCAGACTTAACTGGAACGTACCCTAAGCGAATCCGCTTATCGATTGAATCATAACTGTTGGTTGTTGAGAGCCAGCAAAGATGCCACCCGTCCATACTGGGTAGTTTGGGCAATGCTGATTGCGTCCATTCCTCGCTCCACATATTTTTACGTTCCTGCGTTGAAATGAACTTCTCTTCGGGTGCTGTGTGGCTTGCTTCCCCATTTGAACGGTCTTGGCGACCACCAGCATTCAAAGATTTTTTTAAACGTGATTCCATAATGTATTCCCCTTAGATTAGTTGTTTCGATTTGCACGATCATAAGCAATAAATTGCTTAATCATCTTAGCTTTACGTTCAGGATTTTCCCAAGCTCCAGCATCCTTCATAGCTCTCACCCTATCAGGCGATAGTACGAACTGGGAGCGATTAGATCCCCCATAGGCGGCTGATGCTTCTCTTCCTGAACTCCCCACAACATTCCTTGGTCGTCTGACATTACGGGAATCGTCGTCATTGTTTCCATTATATCTATGAGGTAATTCTTTTTGCAAACGGCTATCTAATTCCTCCCAATAATCAGGATCTGCTGGATCCCAATTGGTTGCCGCCATCAAATCATCGATACGTTTAGCAATACGGCTATCGGCATCATTGTTTTGTGGGTTATACCAAGAGTTTTTCCTCATCCATTGCTGTGCCAAGCGTGCGGCATCAGGATCTACAGCAGGTTGGTTGTTTTGTTGAGGACGTTGCTTGAGTTCTTTGTCAGCTTGGTAACGTAGATTGTTTAAATGGCGTACTTCTTCTGATGCGTTCTGCATCAAAGTCTGTGCTTCTACCATTCCTTGACCATCACCGTTCTGTGTGGCCTCGGCAATCTTCATTTTTGCGTATTCCAAGCGAGTTTGAGCGTCTTCGATGTTCTTATCGATACGAATTAGCCCTTCGGTCTTGGTGCTACGCTCCAATTGGTTCAAACGACGCTTAAATTCTTCGTTTTCACGCTGAAGCATCTGTAATCGTGCGTCTTTTTCTTGATTTGTCTTGCGAACCAAGTCTTTTTTGGCACGACGACGGTTGCGTTTAGCCGCTCTGAGCTCTTCATTGTCGTCTTCGTGGTCTTCGTCAGCAGGATCTGTGACTTCTCCACCTTCTTTTGCTCTCTCAAACCCATTTTGCTCGGTATTTTCTTCCGGAGTTAGCAATTTTGGGTCGACTTCCACTACCGCAGAGCCATCATCTGCCTCTATTGCGTCTAGTGCTAATTCTGTTTGATTTGTATCAGCCATTTAGGTCTCCTTAAACGTAGGCTTTGAACGATAACGGGTCGTCAGTGACTGCCGCAATCAGTTCATGGTCATTAATAGTCATAAATAAAACTGGTTCTTTGTAGTCTGAGTCAGTTTCTGCTGGGTCAAAACGCTCCCAACGATCACCACCCCACCTAGGAACACGAACATAGTCACCAACTTCAGCCCAAGAGCCTTCAGCCCATGGTTGCATAGTGTCTCTGTTCTTGAATGCCAATGGGCCAACAGCCACGACCTTACCGATCATGTTGTTCCATTTCTCATTCTCTTTAGTTTCATCTACGATGATGATTCGGCCTGCGGTTTTTTTAATACGACGCAGTTGAATAATCACTCGACCGCCAAAAGGACGCTGTCCCGGCTTTACATCAGGAAAGGCCCAAGCCAACTCAGTTGGATCAGGCGTTCCGTCATTCCCATCAATAGTGGGAATAGGTTGTTGCTCACTCATTGTTTTCCTTTCACATCATATTTCAGATGCATATACGCACTTTTCAGTGCAGGGGGTTAATCTTGATTCTTTTCTTCGTCCAACATTTCGTCGATCATATCCATGGCTTTTTGGAGCCCTTGATACTCACCGACAAGTCTTTGATACGATTCCCAGTTTATAGGTGACCCTGAAGCTAGGGCCAACTGTAATTCTGCTTGTCGTATCTTAACTCTGTGAATCAACTGCTCAATCATTTATTTTTCTTACTTGCGTGAGAAAGACCACCTGATTTTGCTTTTGATTCTTCACTGCCACCTTTAGGTTGCATTGATGTGCCATCGAGCTTAACGCCCATGGCTAAACGAGCGTGGTAACGCACGTCAATGCCTTTCTGCTCTTTATCCGACGATGTTGCCATTTGGTTCTCCTTGTTGAGGGGTTGGTGCTACTGGGGGTGCAGGCGGTTGGGTCTGCGGTTGAGCATTAGCGATTGTTTGGATCGTTTGATGCGTCAATTCTGCGTTCTTGATTTCAATCTTGGTTTGATTATCAAGAGCGGCTTTTTGTGCGTCTGCTGTGATCTTAGCCTGAGCAATCTGTGCATCAGCTTGATCTTTAGCAGTCTTACGTTGTGTCTCAGCCGTTGCAGTGTCCTTAACCACTTGTGCATCAGGTGGCAATTGTGGAGGTGCATTCTTGGCTTGTGCCATTTGAATAAGTTTTTGGAACGATGGGGCAAACTGACCCATCACTTCGGTTACGTCCATCATCACATGGGCACCAACAGTCGTGTACAGCTTGTCGATGATTGGTGTGTAGTTTGGATTCTCGTAATCGTCCACAGGCTTCTTGGTGGTTTCTTGCACATAACCATTGGAACGGTTGAGATACCAAAGGGTCATATGTTGCTTGAGATGCTCGATCAGATTGTTCAGATAGGATGGATCTGCAAATGGTGACTGGCCCATGAATGGGTTCATCGCAAACTGCAAGTGATCCTGAATGTGAGCAATATGATCCTGCTGGATATAAGCATAGGCAGGCTGTCCAATCAGTAATGCCGCATTCTCATCTGCCGAGGTACGTTGTTCCGGAGCAGGAGTGTCAACCATAATCTCATTGATGTTTGGTATCTTCATCTGCTTTAGGAACCGGGCAATTACTGGGCCCATCTTAAACTGATCAGGATGCTTCTCAGCCAAGGCGAGCACAGCTTGTGACTGTGCCATCCGTTGAGTCTCGGAGAATATATGCGGATCAGAGACAGGAACCACATCTGTGTTCTTGGAGAAATCTTCACGAGTTACATCCAAGTCGGAGACAATGTCCCCTTTTTGCATGTCATCAAAATGCCAGCGATTGAGTCGGCAAAGGATTTTAAGAACCCTTGCTTGTGACTCATGGAGTCGGGCGTGGATCGATGAGTAAACTTGTGAGCCCTGCTCAATCAAAGCTTGTGTAGTGCCCACAGGAGCGTTTGCAGAGATGTCAGCTATCTTCTCTTCAGCAGT